AGGAACCCCTCAAGATTCGCATCATCACCAAGATGCAATCCCTCTCAACGTTCCTATCGAGCCCCCTCCAAGGTGCCCTCTGGAAGTACCTGGGCCAGTTTCCCTGCTTTGACTTGACATCTATGACATTTTCCACCTCCAACGTCTATGATCTTCAGTCAAGGGAGACCGCCTTCTTCGGTTACCGCCCCAAGGCCGACTTTGTCTCCGGAGATTACTCCGCAGCGACCGACGGACTTAACATCGTTGCCACTAAAATGGTTCTCGATCAAGTCCTAACGAAGCTGAAGGGGAAGGATCGTCTCCTTATCCCTCATTTCAAAGCCGTCCTTCATGAGCAGGTATTGGTCTACCCCAAGGAAGCCAAGCAAGATCCCGTTCTCCAGCAGAACGGTCAGCTCATGGGTTCCGTTCTTTCCTTTCCTATCCTTTGTATATTGAACCTATTTACATACGTTCAATCACTACCTGAGGATATTAAACGGAAAGTTTTCGCGGGTCGGATTAGCCTCAAGACTCTCGCCGTTCTCATCAACGGTGATGACATCTTGTTCCGTGCTGATCCACACCAGTACCTCCGGTGGTTATCCAGTTCCGGTTCGATCGGGTTTACCCTCTCCCTCGGGAAGAACTTCGTACATCCGAGGTTCTTCACGGTGAACTCTCTTCCACTGGAATGCCGTCACACCCCTGCCTATGCCTCTATAAGCACGGAGTATGGCGGTGTTACCTGGATCCTTGACCGGACTCACCCCCTCCTCTCCTCCGTCCCTGACCCTCTTGTCAAGTGGGCGGATATGGCAGAGGTTCCTGAGTGGCTCTTCCAGAGAACCTTCGAGTTTCGTGTCCACGGATATATCAACGTGGGCCTGTTACTCGGAGTCTCTAAAGCCGTCGATGAGCGTGGACGTCATCAACTCACACCCCTGAATAGCTGGTATGACCAGGCTGTTTTGGGGGCTATGAATCCACCGCGTGCCCACGCTCTATTCCTCCATTACCATAAGGAGGAAATTCGACGCCAGACCCGGTTTGGTCGCCACACCCTTAACTTGTTTGCCCACCCCTTCCTAGGGGGTCTCGGTTTCCAGGTTCCTGAGGGTGTGGAGCCCCGGTTCTCTGAACCCCAACGGCATCTTGCCGCCCGCCTCCTTGAAACGGCACGTCAAGGATTCGTGGGACCAGTAGAGGATCATCCTCACAAACCTTTCGCCTACCTCTCCGCCACGTCGTCTGGTGCGCCCTCCCTCGGAACCTTGGGAGCGCGACGCATCGTATCGACGGACCTTGAGGTCTCGATCGGTCCACTGGCTTTGGGTCAGACCCTGTTCGCCCCGGATACGTCCGTCCGGGCGACTCCCCTTGCTATGGGGATGATGGGTCCGGAGGGGGGGTCTCTTACCCCCTCTTGCCGCCTTTCCAACGGGGAGTTGACACGCCTACTCAAAG